TCATTATTTTGATGACTTTTACAAAAATCTTAATTGGTCAGTAGAGCCTAGTGAATCATTACTTGAACTATACAAACGTAGGGCGCAAAGTCTACGTGACAAATACGATTACGTAGTATTGGCATACAGCGGCGGCGCAGATAGTACCACTGTATTAGAATCATTTGTAAACAACGGCATAGCATTAGATGAGGTAATCACCTCGTATCCAAAAGAAATGCTAGACAAAGTATTGCCTACGTTTGACAGAAACAACAAGTACCATGGTAATATGGCATTTGAATATTATGAAGCTGCGCTACCAAGGCTTAAGTGGCTAGCAAAAGAACATCCTAATGTAAAAATCAGTGACTTAGACTCTACTTCTTTGGCCGAAGAAATAGTCACATCCGGAAAAATGATGGACTTTGTTCAATATGGGTTTCCTCCTACTATTAGTCTAGTTTCAACTTATATAAAAATTTACACTCGCATCAGAGAAATAGCTGACACGGGTAAATCAGTGTGCTTGGTTATAGGAGCAGATAAACCTAGGATTGCATATAACCCTAGTAAAAAGATGTTTGGTACGTTCTTTCAAGATATTTCATTCTTTTTTGGAGCGTTAAACGGTGTTGTTTTGTCTGGATTCAAACCACTAGTTGAAAACTTTTACTACAATCAAGACGTGCCGGAGATTACATTGAAACAATGCGCTTTAGTCAAAAAAGTACTTGAGCCTATGTTTCAATCAGAAGATCAGGATATGATTAAAAAACACAAATTGATTCAGTTTACTGCCCCTAACGGTAGTCACATAATCGATGTACATGGGAATTTTGTTAAGAAGATTTTATATCCTAACTGGGATACAAATATTTTTCAAGCAGAAAAGCCACCTAATCCAGGAACTAATGATGGTCCGGGATATCAATTTATAATGTCTAATCTTTTTGAAAAAAGGTTTTTAGACTATGCACAAGGTCAAGTCTCAGACTATTACAATACATATGCTGACAAACTAAAACTAACAGACCATTTAGGACGTCCTCGTGAGTTCTTTTATACAACTGATCCCATACCGTTAAAGTTTACATAAATACAATATGACTATACATATTGACCCTATTTCAGAACATATCGGTTCAGATGTTTATGGAATAGACATAACAAAAAATGTAGATGATAATACCCTGAACTGGATTAAGTCTAAACTAGATGAACGTCTAGTTTTGGCGTTTAGGGAACAGCCTGAATTTTCTTATGAAGATCATTTGAAGTTTTCTGAGAGATTTGGACCACATCAACGTTTACCCCATGCTAAAGTTATGGAGGAACATCCTGACATGGGTGTCGTCATAATGGAACCTCACCACACCGTGAGAGATGTTGTTGGGAAGTTGTGGCATAGTGATAGCAGTTTTTTAGAGAAGCCTCCTTTTGGAGCTATAATGAAGCCCATCATTCTGCCGCCTGCCGGTGGCGATACTGCGTTTGCTAATATGTATGCAGTATATGATATGTTAGGTCCTAAATTACAAGAAATGTTATTGACGATGAAGGCTGTTCATATGGGAGCTAGAGCATTCGGTAGTATTTCAAAGAAGAATAATAATAAACCCAATATCAAAGATTATTCAGAAATTACTAACGATGATTATATTGCAGCAGAACAAGAAATGATACACCCAGTGATACGTAAACACCCCATCACCGGCCGGTGTGCCTTATACATCAACCCTATATACACTTTCCGATTTGTTGGTCGTAGTCGAGAGGAAAGTGAACCGTTATTGAATTATTTGCATTCACTAGTAGACAAATCCGGTGCTACGTGTCGTGTAAAATGGGATAATTCTACTATAGTAATATGGGACAATCGTTTCACACAACATCGTGCAATTTATGATTATCAAGGACAGCATCGAAAAATGATACGCACTACTATACAAGGTGAGAGACCTGTATAAATTGACAATATAACCATACTATGATAGAATGTGTTTATGAAAATTGACACATCACTTGATTGGCAAAACGTACACACGATTTTACGCACCCAGATGCGTAATGTCGGGTACAACCCTGATCTACAAAGGATGCTAAACAATATCACTAATATGGTTACTGAGTTGAGCAAGGTGGAGGTAGATGCAAGACGAAAGAGGATTCAGTCTACCGTCGATGAAAAAATTGATAAGATAAATCAGGCAATAGACCACTTGGAAAAGATTCTTGTTATCGCAAACTTGATGAAATAACTTGACAATAAATGGACATGGTGCTATACTATGTCTATAAATTGATTAAAGGAGTTGTTCATGGAATATCAGTGTCTTTACTTGAACCCCGAGTACAAGCTGGCTCATGATGATGACGCTGTGGTGTTGTTTGAAACAGACTGTTTGGGCGAAGCATGTACTTTTGTTTACAATTTATTCAAACAAGAAAAGCGTGACATTGCTGTGTACCAGCCACGCACTGAGAACTATCGTTCTCACTATCAGAATAAACTCCGCAATTCTAAAGGTCAATTCGTAAAAGGTTGACAATAAATCCAATCTCTGATACAATACTTGTATTGACACTGAAACATAGGAACTAAAAATGACTCCCCTGACAGAACGCCAAAAAACCCTGATTGTCTCTAACGTTGTTAAGGCAGTTAAAAACATTGACAATCTGAACAAAACAGGTTACAACTTTGTCTATCAGTGTTCTGGATTCATCGCACACTACGACCTGTACGGTTTCATTGCAAGCTACACAGGTGAATCATTGAAGCGTGACCTCATTTCATATGCAGGTCAGAATCAATGGAACAACTTTCGCCCCGGCGAACGTGACTACGATTACATGATGGCAAAAAAGGATGTGTACAATCGCATCGTTGCCCAAATCATGTAAAATATATTTGACGATAAATCAAATCTCTGTTACACTACAGTTTCTTTCTTTTCAACACTATCTAGGAGCACATTATGGCATCGCCCATCTCTGACAATCTGACAATCACTTCCGTTCAAGTTCGCAAAGCACTATTGACTGCATTCAAAGCAAAACGTCCTGTATTCTTGTGGGGCCCTCCCGGCATCGGCAAGTCTGAGGTTGTCGCTGAGGTAGCCGAGGAACTCAAAGGTCCCGTAATTGACTTGCGTATGGCACAAATGGAGCCTACTGACATTCGCGGTATCCCTTACTTCAATAAAGATATCAACAAGATGGATTGGGCTGAACCCGTTGACTTGCCGAGCAAAGAATTTGCCGCACAGTATCCTATCGTTGTGTTGTTCCTCGATGAAATGAACAGTGCGCCCCCAGCTGTGCAGGCTGCAGGTTATCAGTTGATTCTGAACCGTCGAGTTGGTAAGTATGTCTTGCCCGATAACGTTGTTATCGTTGCAGCAGGTAACCGTGACAGTGACAAAGGTGTTACATATCGTATGCCGATGCCCCTCGCTAATCGTTTCGTTCACGTTGAAATGCGAGCCGACTTTGCTTCTTGGCAGAACTGGGCTGTGAACAAAGGCATTCACAAAGACGTTGTTGGTTACTTGAGTTTTGCAAAACAAGACTTGTACGACTTTGATTCTAAGTCTGCATCACGTGCGTTTGCTACGCCTCGTAGCTGGTGCTTTGTGTCTGACTTGTTGAAGGATGAAGCTGACGTTGACTCTGACACATTGTTCAACCTCACAGCAGGTGCAGTCGGTGAAGGTCTTGCTGTTAAGTTTGCCGCACACCGCAAGATTGCAGGTCGTATGCCCGAGCCATCAGAAATTCTGAGTGGTAAAGTTAAGGATCTTGCTGTTAAAGAAATCTCGGCAATGTATTCGTTGACAATTTCTATGTGCTACGAATTGCGTGATGCACTTGAACACAAGAAAGTGGACAACAAGAAGTTCCACGAAATGGCAGACAACTTTTTCAACTACATCATGGCTAACTTTGAAACTGAGTTGGTTGTGATGGGTGCAAAGATTGCGCTGAAAACATACAAGCTCCCGATTGAGCCCTCTCAATTGAAGAACTTTGACGAATTCCACAAGAAGTACGGTAAGTACATCGTGGAGGCAGGTAACTGATCAGTTACTAGCTTTACAGGGTGAGTGTAGCAATATGCTCACCCTTTTTTTATAAAGGTATGATATGACAGGTAAGAAGTATTTTTATGCATTGGGACAACGTGCCCGTGCTTGGGGTTGGACTAAGGATTCAGGTATGGAGCGATTCAAAATTGAAGCAGGTGCTGACTACGCACGTATCGCATTTGATGCAGGATACCGAGGATTGGCACTATGACTGAGAAAAAGAAAATGGAAGTGGTATTTGCACCAGGTTGCTTTGACCACTTTGACGGCACCCAAGAAGAATTGGATCAATTGATTAAAGAGATTCAGGAAGGTGCAGAAAACGGGACTTTGTTTGAAAAATCTAATCCAGTTTCCATTGAGACTCTGTTAGAAGACCTAAGCGAGGAAGAAGTAGAAGACCTGCTAAGTACAATTGAAGGATTGGACCCCGAGAGCCCACGCCGGACATTGCAATAATTTGACAATAAATCACGGCTGTGCTATAATGTTAGTAACAGTTAAGGAGTATATATGAGTGCAGTAATTGATAAATCCAAGTCTAAAAAGACACGAAGCGACAAGTTCGAAAATCTTGTTGGTCCCACTGATCCCAAAGTTGACCTGCTAGCCCGTGAGCGATTGGTAACCGCACGTATCGGCCTGCTATTGCGTCATTCGTTTTTCGGTAATCTTGCAACTCGTTTGACATTGATTAATGCCGATGAATGGTGTAGTACTGCGGCAACTGACGGCTTGAAATTCTATTACAACAGCCGATTCATTATGATGCTCAAACCCAAAGAGGTTGAGTTTCTTGTGGGTCACGAGGTGTTGCACGTTGTCTACGATCACATGGGTCGCCGAGGCACACGTGATCCTCAAATCTGGAACATTGCTGACGACTACGCAGTTAATGCCGACTTAAAGCGACATAAAGTTGGTCAATTCATTACTACTGTCCCTTGCTTGTATGAACAAAAGTATGACGGTAAAGCGGCTGAGGAAATCTACGATGACCTCATGAAGAATGTTCAAAAGATCGATATCAATAGTCTGGTTGACCAGATGATTGACGATCACATGGATGGTGACGGAGAAGGAGAAGGTGAAGGAGAAGGCGATCAAGAAGGTAAAGGTAAGCGTCCCAAGATGAGTCCTGAGGAACGTGAACGTGTACGTCAGGAAGTCAAGCAAGCAATTATTAATGCCGCACAGTCAGCAGAAGCAGGTACTCTACCACTAGGTGTTGAGCGACTGATTAAGCAACACACTAATCCTGTAATGCCCTGGCGTGAACTGATTCAGACTAACTTGACCAGTGCTATTCGTACTGACTTCTCTTGGATGCGCCCATCACGTAGGTCTTGGCACATGGATGCTATCATGCCCGGTATGACCCCCGGTGAAGAGATTGATGTGGTCGTTGCTATTGACATGTCAGGTTCTATCTCTAATCATCAAGCCCAAGCGTTCTTGGGTGAGATTGGTGGTATGATGGATGCGTTCGATGGCTACAAGGTTCATGTATTCTGTTTCGATACAGACATTTATAATCCACAGGATTTCAATAGCGAGTCAATGGATACAATTGATGAATACGAACCGCAAGGTGGCGGTGGTACTGACTTTGATGCTATCTTTGATTACTTGAAAAAAGTTGGCAATGTACCTAAGCGATTGATTTGCTTCACTGACGGTTACCCTTGCGGTTCTTGGGGTGACCCGGACTACTGTGATACTACTTGGATCATTCATGGTGACCCCGACCCGAATCCCCCATTCGGTACGTATGCACTTTATGATGATAAAGGTTAAACACAATGATGATTAAGTCAAGTGAAGAAATAGTTATTTACGAATCACTTGACGGAGGCAAAACGGTCTACTCCCGCAAGTCGGGAGAAACTGCTAGTACATTTCGCAGTGTGGATGAACTAACCTTGCAAGAAGAAAAATTGGCAACTCGTTGGGTCAAGTTAAAAGATGCAGTCTTCTTAAATGACCCAACAATCAATAACTTGATTCATCAAATTGAAATCATAATGGAGTTAAAAAGATGAAGTACATTGGTCTTAGTCTAGGTGGTTGTTTGACAAGTATCATGCGCGGCGAAGTGTCCGAAAATGATGTTATGTTCATTGTAACTCGCACTAACTGTCCTGACTTTGATAGATATATCAAAGTAGTAGAGGTATATCATAAACAAGGCAATCCATACTCACGCAATCCTGAGCAATATGAATTGAGTGATTTCCCCTTAGAGAAGGTAACTGACTTAGCGGTACGGTTGTACAATGCAGGTAAGATTCATCAACCTAGAGTATTTGCAGACACTAGCGGAACATATCGTCATCCATCAGGCTATGGTGATGGATTGTGGATGGAAGTAGCACCTAGCAATCGTAACTCTACTCCTGCGGTTGTAGAAGCATACGAAAAGTACAAGATGTTGGATGCACTGACCTGTGACTGAATATATAATCGATCCTGTTGTATGGTTTGCTGAACGACAGGTTAGTTATCCACCTCCCCATTTTGTCACTGCTACTACCACTCTAACACCAGAGTCAAAACAATGGGTATTAGATCACTTGCGCGGTAGATTTTCTATCACAGTTGACTATGATACTTTCCTAAGCTTAGAATCAATGGGACGAATTAGTTTCGAAGACCCCAGAGAAGCTACTATTTTCGAATTGAAATGGTCATGACAAAACCATATCATACTATTACCGTTCTTATTAATATTGACTGGTTGAAGATTTGACTTGACTAATAAGGATGCCCAAAAAACTATAAATTTGCACTTCAGTAAGCAATAGGGACACTATACTATCTAATAAAAATATTTGATGTATTAATCTTAGTTAAATATAATTAACTTATATAAAAGGAAAAACAATATGGCTTTTTTAAGACACGTCGGTAAACATGGAGACAGAAAAGTAGCTGTCGTATTCAGAGAAGTACCTGGTGAAACCCATATGTGCTTAGTCACATACACTGAAACGCTAAATCAACATATTCACGACCCAATGATGCAATGTATTGAAAGTGACATTGGGCAGAACAGTGAAAATTTAGCTGACGCATTAAATCGTACTTACACTAAAGACGGTAGACCAATATTAACATATCTTCACATGGAAGGTTTGTTGAAGAAAGTCAACACTGAACTAGTTATCATGACACCCGCACCAAATACTAGAATCAAGTTGAATGAATTAAACTCTATCCTAGACGAAATGAAACAAGGTGAAAGTGCAGTACGTAGGCTAGCAGAACTTGATGCAAGTACAGGATTGCAAGACCCAGCCGATGTAGCTCGTAGACTACGCGGAGACCCTACAGCAACATCGATTACTAATGCCCCGGATGGTATTTTGGGTGATACTACTTTGGCAAAACAAAGACTTGAGCAAGCACAACGTATGGAACGTGAAGCAAAGGGGTTGTTAGCAGAAGCTCAACGATTAATCGAAGAAGCTAAAGCTATGGATCCAGGAGTTGCACCAGCAGTAACACCAGCGCCTAAGGCAAGAAAAACAAAAGCAAAAGTTAGCGCATAATGTCACCTGAATTCATCGATAAGTGGGAACATATACTTGAAGATGTTGAAAAAAATAAAATACCCGTACAGTTTATTAAAAAACTAATTATTAAACTAGAGGGTAAAAAACAACAGACTATTAATATTGAAAAATTATTGTCACAAGGATTGGACCCAGATCAAGTAGAAGATGCAGTAAGTAGAAAGCTACATGAACTAGAAGATTTTATAGTCAGTGTGGAGTTCATTCTCAATGTGCAAAGTATTGCAGACACTGTACAACCTGAAACAGATCGCTTATTAGGAAAACTATGAAACTAATTGTAGCATGTGACCCGAAAGGTGGAATCGGCTACAATAACAAATTGCCCTGGAGTAAAATCGAGGGCGATTTGCCAAGATTCAAGGAGTTGACTCAGGGGCAAAATATTGTTATGGGCCGTAATACTTGGGAAAGTCTACCCAAAAAACCTTTACCTAACAGAACCAATTATGTGTTGTCAAGTAAGATGGTTGATTACGCAGTTACTGTGTTTACTATTGATTTGGTACCTAATGACTCGTGGATTATCGGTGGTGCAAAAGTAATTGAAACATGCTGGAGTCTAATAGATGAAATACATTTATCAAGAACATTTACCGAATACACTTGCGACACATTTATTAATCTAGTAAAATTAGAAGAAGATTTTGTGTGTTGGTTTAAAGAAGACTTATCCGACCACTCTTATGAAATTTGGAAAAGAAAATGAAACAATATCACGATTTACTACAAGACATACTAGACAATGGAGAACTTAAAGATGACAGAACTGGGGTTGGTACCTATAGTGTTTTTGGCCGTAATCTTCGCTTTGATTTGCGTAGAGGCTTTCCCGCTATCACTACTAAAAAGCTTGCATGGAAAGCTTGTGTCGGTGAACTTCTTTGGTTCATTGAAGGCTCTAGTGATGAACGTAGACTGGCAGAACTCACCCACGGTACTGCCGAAGGCAAGACTACTATCTGGACCCCGAATGCGCTTGCGCCGTATTGGAAACCGAAAGCGCAGTTCGAGGGTGATCTCGGTAGGGTCTATGGTGTTCAATGGCGGCACTGGAACAAAGACACGGTTGAAAAAGACATGGGTCCAGCGCACAAAGGTGGTACACGCCTCGCAGTTGACCGCACAGAAGTAGACCAACTATCAAACTTACTTGAGGGTTTGATTAAAGATCCTAATGGTCGTAGACATATTATGAGTGCATGGAATGTAGGTGAACTCGATCAAATGGCACTGCCCCCTTGTCATGTTATGAGTCAATTTTATGTAAACAAGAATAAAGAATTATCTTGTCACATGTACCAGCGTAGTGTTGATGTGTTCTTGGGTCTACCGTTTAACATTAGTAGCTATGCATTGCTTACTCATTTGATTGCACATCACTGTGGATTGAAAGTAGGTGAGTTGATTATCAGTACAGGTGATACACATATCTACAAAGACCATGTCGAGCAAGTTAAGGAACAGTTGTCACGTACTGAATTTGCTGCCCCTACACTGATGCTGAATTCACAAAAGAACAACATCTTTGAAATGACAATGCAAGACATTCACTTAGAAAACTATGAGAGTCATGGGCAAATCAAAGCGAATATGGCCGTCTGATAAGGGCGACATTATAACATCAACTCATATCGTTCATGAATTCAGCCTGAGCGATGTAGATGATCCTGATCTACTTGCTGCCGAACCAATTTGGAATTGGCAACAAAGTGATTCAGGTAAATGGGTGATGGAGAATGCTATTCAAAAACCCAGCTGGCATCGACATACTGACATACACACATATGGTTATAGATATCAAATCAGAGCAGACTTGTCACCCGAACAAATAACATTTTTTGAATTGAAATTTAAATGAAAATACTAGTAACTGGCGGATTAGGTCTTATTGGACATCATGTGGTTAACAAGTTAGAACAACTAGGTCACTCTGTTGTTATCACTGATACTCGCACTAACTATGGAATTATTCCAGAAGATGAAATTGATTATCTAATGTCGGAGCGAATAAAAAAGATTACTACTGATAGAATTTATCGCATAGATATCACAGACAGCGGTGGAATTGATTTTCTTTTTGACACACATAATTTTGACATTGTAATACATATGGCTAGTTTTCCTAGGCAGAAAGTAGTCAACGCAAATCCTGCATGGGGTAGTAGAGTAATGAGTGAAGGGTTGCTTAACTTGTTGGAAGCAAGCAAAAATCATGATGTTCGCAAGTTTGTTTACATCAGTAGTTCAATGGTCTACGGAGACTTTACTGATGATGTGAAAGAGGATGCTATTTGTAACCCACAGGGCCAATATGGTATTATGAAATTAGCGGGAGAATGGCTTGTCAAAGATTATAGTCGCCGCAATAACCTTATGCACACTATTATACGCCCTAGTGCTGTGTATGGTCCTCTTGATGTCGAAGATAGAGTTATCGCAAAGTTCATGCTCACCGCAATGCGTGGGGGTACTCTTAACGTTAACGGTGCCAATGAGACCTTAGATTTCACGTATGTAGAAGACGCCGCCGAAGGAATCGTTGCCGCGAGTTTAAGTTCCAATACCCACGATAAGACATACAACATTACCAAGAGCCACAGTAGGAGTCTGCTTGATGCAGCACAACTAGCCGTGAAGATTGCAGGCAACGGTACTATCAATGTTAGAGACAAAGATGCTGATTTCCCAAGTCGGGGTGCATTGAACGTTGATGCTGCTCGTAGAGACTTTGGATATAATCCTAAAGTAGATGTAGAAGAAGGCTTTGAAAAATATTATGATTGGTTGAGTACAAGTGAATATTGGAAATCAAAATTATGAAGATTTTCCCGATTAAAGTAGAAAAACTTATACCATCTGACTATAAATACATTGAATGGATGATTCATAATGTTTGTAATTATGATTGTAGTTTTTGCGATGATAAAACTAAAAATGGATCTAACAGATGGAAAACAATAGAACAGTACAAAACATATGCAGATAAAATAATAAAACTATGTGAGGGTAAACCCTTTTGGATCCATATAACCGGCGGCGAGCCTACCCTTTATCCTGATTTGCTTGAATTGCTAGAATACATCAAGAGCAAAGGTGGTTATATACACTTGAATTCAAACGGGTCTAGAACTCTAAGATGGTGGGAAGAACTTAAAGAAAAGAAGTGTCTTGATTATTTGACCATTACTTGTCATCCGGATCAAATTGATTCGTGTGATAATATTATCAAAGTTTTAAATCTATTCCACGATGAACCAGTTACTACTATTTGTATGATTACTCATACGATTAACTCTTTTGACAAAGGAGTTGTTATGAAAAAAAGCATAGAAGAAAACACAGGGGCTATTATTATATTTAAAGGAATGCTTATAGATGATTATGACATATATGCCTTGTATAACGAAGACCAACATACACAGATAATGAAACCAACTACAGTTGGTATAAAGTATGATTCTAAGGCTAAATATAACTACCCAAAAAATCATAAAATAACAGATTCTTTAAAAGTCACGTACAGCGATGATTCAATCAAGTTATCAAATACTCAGATGTTATTAAAAACAAAGCAAAATGATTTTTTTAATTATAAATGTACAGTGGGTATAGATACAATGAGAATTGAAGTAGATAAAATATTTAGAGGTGTTTGTGGCGTAGGCGGGGTGCAATATCATTTAGATGACGATTTTAAATTTAGTGATGACTATATTATTTGCGATACTCATAAATGTCGATGCGGAATTGATTTGGTAACAACTAAAATAAAATGAATGAATTAGAAACTGCATTAAAAACTCATGATTGGACTCTGGATGGATATAAATCCAGAGTCAATATAGACAAGTTGATGAAAGAACATCTTGAACAATCTACAGAGTTATGGGAACAATACTGCCCGTGGTCGATTACTAACGGCGGTTATATAAAATGGGTAAAAAAATGAAAATCACTCATTTTGGACTAGCAAGACAATATAAGAACATCGGTGAAGAGTTGCTTGACGCAACTCACCGAGCCCTTAAAGACGGACAACTTGTGGGAGGTCATTATACCCGCTCGTTTGAAGAATGGCTTAAGAATAAGACTAAAACCAAGTATGCTATAACTGTACATAGTGGTACTCAGGCATTAGAGATTATTGCACGATGGAAAAAGATCAAGCACAATGAAACTATGGAGGGTAATCCTAAAGTTCGTATTCCAAACTTAACCTATCCAGCAACACTGAATACATTCTTGACTGCAGGGTGGGATGTTGAACTAGGTGATACTGATAAAAATGGTATATTGAATCGTGAACCTAGAGTAGGAGGCATATATGACTGTGTGATGGGCTTTGCTGGTCGTAGACCCTGGCCTGATGCACGATATGAAGATAGCTATGGAATCATAGTCGATGGAGCACAGCATTGGTTAGTAGCAGGTAGTAATGTCGGTGGCGGCATGGCAATAAGTTTTGACCCTACTAAGAATTTAAATTCAAGTGGCAATGGTGGTGCTATTGTAACCAATGATGAAAAATTATATCTGTATGCGTCAAGTTATAGGGACAATTGTAAACCTTACTTTCATGATGTAGGAACTAACAGTAAGATGAGTGAACAGGATTGTGCTCACTTATTAGTACGTGTAAAATACATTGACGAGTGGCAACAACGTAGGAAAAATATTGCTGATTATTGGTGTGAGCAGTTTAAAGATTTACCTATGGACTGTTTATCTGACACTAGAGATCCACATGCACATCAAAAATTTGTAATGTATCTAGCTGATCGTAACTCACTTCACACTCATTTGATTACTGACGGTATCGATAGCAAAGTTCATTATGAGTATGTGTTGGGTGATTTACCTGTAGCACAAGACAGAAATATAAATAGACCGGATTTAATGGCTACGAGTGTGATGTTGAGTAGAGGTGTGCTAAGTTTACCTATGTATCCAGAATTAACTGACGATGAAGTAGAATACATCGCTGACAAAGTTATATCATTTTATAAATAGCTAATGAATGTTTATCCAATCTTAGTAGAACCAGTAACAACACAGAACTTCAACATAGTCGAATGGATGTTAGGTAATACCTGCAACTATGATTGCAGTTTTTGCTCAGCCGAATTTAAATCAGGTAATAAGAAATATTTAGATATTGATGTATATATTGATACTTGCAAAAAACTAATTGAACAAAGTGGTGAAAAGAAAGTTTGGTTTAAGATTACAGGTGGTGAACCAACATTGTATCCTAAACTAATAAAACTACTAAAGTTTATCAAAAGCACCGGCAACTTCACGTACATCATTACCAACGGATCACGCACAGCCCGATATTGGAAAGAACTAAAAGATGCTGACTGCATTGATATTATTGCAATAAGTATACATCCCGAACAAAAAGCAGATGTAAATCATATTATTGATGTTATCAATCTGTTTAAAGATACTGAAACAATAGTCACTGCAAACGTAACCTGTATACCTGAATATTTTGAAATAGCAGTAGAATCATTTTTTAAAATATTTAAACAATGCCCAACTATAGTAAACTTACAGCAAATCAATGATGGTATAGGGATGAGCAAATATTCAGACAGCCAACAAAAAATATTATTATCCCTCAGTAATAAAGTAACTCCTTCTTTTCACACCAAACCCAAGTCTGATATTCCAGAACAATATGCATATCATACAGGAAACTTAGAGTTCACCTACAGTGATGGCTCTAAAAAAATAGACCATGCTATTAATTTTATAAAGCGTAAGGAAGATAACTTCAAGGGTTATCTATGCGATGCTGGAAAAAAGTTTATACGAATCTCGCATGAAACCATACAACGGGCAGTATGCGGAGAAGGAGAGAAATGGTCAATATATGATGAAAAATTATTTGCGCAAACTCCAGTGGAATGCACCAGAACTAAATGTGACTGTACTCTGGATATGATACAGCGTAAAAAGTATAAATAAGAGTACTATGTGGATACTAACAATTTTACCAGAAGCCGCAATACATATAATCTTTGGATTAGGTATTTTGGGCACAATAGCAGGATTCGTCCTAGGATTCATTCCTTTTGTAAAAACTTATAAGCTAGCTATCCAGGTCATAAGCCTGTTAGTGTTAGTATTAGGTGTCTATCTTGAGGGCGGGTTGGCCGACTATAAAGAATGGCAACTTAAAGTGGCTGAAATGGAAGCTAAAATAGCACAGGCCGAAACAAAGTCTAGCGAAAAGAATGTAGAGATACAGGAAAAGATAGTAGAAAAGACCAAGGTAGTTAGAGAAAAGGGACGTGACATTATCAAGTATGTCGATAGGTGGAACACCAAAGAAGTAATCAAAGAAGTCGAAGGCCCAGAAAGAATCAGACGGGAAGAAGTCATCAAATACATCGAAAATTGTCCTATTCCTAAGGAAATGATAGATATACACAATCAAGCGACCGAACTGAATAAAGGCGTTAAGAAATGAAATATATACTAATTGCCCTATTGCTTGCTGGATGTTCCACTACTGTTCCGGTAGTTCGTAAATTTCCAAATCCTACCCCTGAGTTAATGAAGCAGTGCGAAAGTCTCAAAAAGGTTGAGGGAGATCGAGTTTCCATCACCGACATGTTAAAAGTTGTGGTACATAACTATTCATTATATTACGAATGCTCTACTAAAGTAGAAGGCTGGCAAGAATGGTATAATGAACAACAGAAATTGCATGATGCAATTACTAAATAGTAGCATATTATTAATACTTTGTTTATTGACAAGCCCGAGACTTGGCTAAAGAGATAAATATATCATAGTCTAGGATTTTTAATATGTCAACCCAAGAAATTATCAATATAGGAGCGTTACCGAATGACGGTGAAGGTGATCCGTTACGCACCGCCTTTCAGAAAATTAACAATAATTTTTCTAAATTATTTGGAACCTATTATGATACGTTAGAGACATACACTGTAGGTAATACGGCTAGTCAAGTTATTTTCACAACATCTGCAAGTACTTTCACTCAAGCCCAGTTTCAAATTAATTCAAGTAATCCGAATACGCAGGATAGTCAAAATATTCTAATTAAAGTATCAAAAAATAACAATGGATTAGGAGTTAATTGGGTAGGATATGGCACATCATTCAATGGTAATGCAGTTACTAGGTATGACGTAGTAATAACCAGCGGTAACGTGAATGTCACTGCTAGCCCATTAACAACTGATTCATTAAGACATTTTATTTCATACCAAATAACTTGGGTCGGCGGAAGTGATCCGGGTATAGATATAGCATTAGATGGATATCCAACCGGAGACTTACTGGGCACTGAGAATTTATTGATTATGACAACTGAATAAAATGAGAGCAAAAGAATTTATAACTGAACAAGCAACGAACGGTTTATCGGTCGCATCGTTCTCCCTTCCAAATACTTACATCATGCCTGAACTGAAGAATTCAGATTTCTATGAGTTATACCGTTTTGGTCTAGCCATAGCAGCAGTTAGGGGAGAAGGTGGAGAAGACGATGGGGTGCAGAGTAAGTTTAAACATAAATTTGAAGCAGAAAGTGCTTGGGGAGAACATCAAATAGTATCTTCCGAATTTGACGAAGAACTAAGTAGCACGATAGATAAAGCACTTAAGAAAGTTGGAAAATCTTCTAAGATACTGACTGGTTCATCTGAGAGTGCTGAACTACCTAACACCAATATACAATCAACTCTTAAGCCTTTTAAAGGATACAAAAAATGAGAGCTACTGAATTTGTATCTGAAAGCAAAAAAGGTAAGATATCTAGCCGACAGCAACAATCTACTCGCGGATTGAATGTGTTTGCGGATACGCAATATGACCGACAATATGATTTAAATCGTGTAATGATGGCAGTTGCGTGTAGTGATGGAGTAAATCCAGTAGAAATAAACTCCGAGAGTTGGTCCGGCAAGAACAATACTGCACATCCTTATACCGAAATTGAACAGAACATGCTTAACCTAGCATATAAAGCCGCCGGCATAACTAACAAAGATTTAAACAAGGGTGACATGCGTAGTCAAGAATTAGAGTCTACTAATACTACCAGCCCATTTAAGCCGTTTAAAGGCTATAAAAAATAATTTAATGCTCAACACTGCGAATAAGTAAATGTATAATTTACAGGATTCTCAATGCTTATAGATATTAACACGACACTAGACTTAATCAAACTTAAATTTTATAACGAGTGGCTTTATACTGCTCACATATATGACGAGGGAGATAGTCAATTTCACAAAGACCTAACTGCACAGGTCGTAAAACAATACATCGATCCATTAAATATTCCTAAAAATGCTAAGATTTTAGATTTGGGTTGTGGCCCGGGCTATTTCTTAGATGAAATGAAAAACAGAGAATATACTGATGTTGTTGGTGTTACATTAAGCCCCGGTGATATTAAGATATGTGAAAGTAAAGGTCACACAATCAAACCATACGACTTAACATTTATTCCGCAAAAAGACGGATACCATGACGAAAGTGTAGATTTTATTTTCTTGCGTCATGCACTAGAACATAGTCCTTACCCTATTTTTAGTTTGATGGAATACAATCGCTTACTAAAGCAATTTGGTAAGATTTATATTGAAGTACCTGCACCGAACTGTGACAGAAAACATGAGTGGAATTTAAACCACTATAGCATTTTAGGTGAACAGCAGTTGGCTGCACTATTGACACGATGCGGTTTTAATATAGAAAAATTTGAAAACTTAGAGTTTGAATTAGGCGTACCTGACGAAACTGGTGAAGTCAAAAAAGTTAAAGAAAAATACTACTGTATTGTTGCTACTAAGCAAAGACCACTAGACATTAAGTAAAACGATAAATACTCTCATTAATGAGAGTATTTTTATGGCTACACCAGATCCAGCAAACGTTGCACCGTGGTATTTACGCAACATTAACCAAGCATTAGCACTAGACGAAACGTCCGGAAACGTCTATGTACGCACGGATGTACAGATTGCAAATGCCAATATTACAGTGGGTGATGTTGGTATTGTAAGTTTTGGTAACGTTGACATATCAGGTAATGCATTACCGATTACCGGTAACATTACGATTGATCCTGGCCAAACAATAGAAGTTACACAAGGAACTGATCCATGGGTCGTATCAGGAAACGTCAATGCTACAATAACAGGTGGCAACACAAATGTAGCAATCACTGGAACTAACTTAGATGCATTTGGTCGTTTAAGAGTAAGTGAACCCTATACATTGTTTGACAGCCAAAATCGTTACATTGACGGTGACCAATTTAGTAGTATCACTGCTACGGGTGGCAATGTAGTTTATGTTCAAAACGAAAGTTCATTTA